CCTGATACTTTATCTGCGCCAGTGCCTTCAGTGAGCTTTGTCCATGTAGCCGTCGATTGCTTCCATTTGTAGTAGCCGTTTGCGCCGTCGCAGACCAATAGAAAACGCTCGTTACCGTCATTGGTAAAGTTGACGTAAGAACAAATACCTGCGTTACCTGTCGTAGTACCGAACGCCACGACCCGTGTAGGCGACGTAGTATCAGCGGTAGTAACGTCCCATATACCCGTATTATTTGCTACAAATAGTTTATCGTCGGCGTCTGTATTACCTTCGAAAGCTATTATGGTTTTAGCTATACCCCCGGTCCAGCCGTTTGCCCATTCTATGTAGCCGTCGCGTATCTCCATACCGCCATCACCGGCTAGTATGTTAAAACTGTATATACACTCGTCAGGCTGCATACTGGTTAATGCGTTAAGGGCGTTTATACCGGCTACCGAGGCGGGTATAGTTGCAGGTATAGCGTTTTGCTTCTGCGCTGTGCCTCTGCCGTAGGCCATATTTAAGTCCCGTAGCCTGTATCCGGTGTATTTCTAAACCCATTCAAGTACGGGTACCCGTTACGCCCGCCTGCGACGCTTAGTACGCCTGCGCTGTTGTCCTTACCCATCCACGACTCTATAGAGCGTGCAAAAGCGGCTGCTGCCGCTGAATTATCAAAGCCTTTAGCCTCTAAAAACAGCATACGTAACTGCTGCTTGATTAAATTAGGCGGAAACATCACTACATCAGCGCCTATTGTAGCCTCGTCGGTATACGTAGTAGGCGCAGACGCTATTTGTATCAAATTCCGCGATATATACTCAAAATTGACGTCTAAACCTGCTATAACAGGATTATTTGGGAAAATGTAGAACTCATTTTGGTCAAACCGAAAGGAAGCGTAGATCGTAGAACTCACAAGGTCTCGACCCAGTAGGTAAGTCCATTCTTGCGCGCTCAAAGGCCCAAGCAAGGGCACATTATCACTACGCTCCCATCCGGTTTGATCGATCATGTACGCGAAATCAGAGGGTAGGGCATACGAACCGTCGTCTACAGCAGTCGTAGTTATCTGATGCGTGCGTACTAAATTATTCCATTCATAGTCTTCCATGAGCGTTTGTAGGCCCGTGGTTAGAAGACTCGTCATTTGCGTAAACGCAGGGTCAGCCGCCGAAAATACATCGGCGACTGACGTTAGCCCTACTTGAACTGCAACCGCATTAACGATCTGGTTTACCGTGTTATAGCGACTTGTAGCCATAGATTACCTATGTAGCGATTGATCGTTTAGCTTTCTTTTTTGACTTCGGCGCTGGTGTTTCTACTTCGGGTGCTTCTTCGGTACTTCCAGCCGTTTCGGTCAAATCTATTGGAGCCGCCGCGTACTTTGTATTCGCGTCCTCTGCGACATCTGTAGGCGCTGGTGTAGCTTTAGGCGCTGGCGCTGACGTAATAACAGGAGGTACGGATAGCGCTGACTGTGGTGACATACCGTTATGCGCTTTTAACGCGGCTAGTTCTTTAGCCATAGCGTCTATCTGCGCTGCCTGTGCTGTCTGAGTATTCGTACTCTCGTCTAGCGCGGCTTGCATCTTGCTCAAAGGCGCTGCGCCCTCGGCGTGCTGTATAAACCGCCTAGCAAGCTCACGTAGGCTACCTAGCCCCATAAACTGCTGCATTTGTGCGTCACCCATACCAGCTAACTGCTCTACGGTACGGACGTTGAAATACTCCATCTCTTTAACCTGCGAGCGAGATATAGGGGGCCATTCTTCAAGCGGCGTACCTGAAACTTGCTGGTCCTTGTTCTGCTTAAACATTTCGTACTCAACGGAGAATTTTATATTGTCCGCGTTAATGTGTATGCCGAGGCGTACTGGACGCTCGACTATGGACGACTTATCACCCGGGACCATGATGCGTATGTATTCAGTCTCGTCGTAAATTGGTCGCCCTTGTATCAGCGTTTCTTTCGCGTTCTGCTTCGGGTGCATATAAAACTGAGCAAATAGCCCATGTTTTTGAGGCTCGGCGTTCGCAAACGCTCTATGTGCGCCTTCTGTTCCAAGTGCTACTTCTGTGAAACCTTCGTTATCTATACTCATGTTTACTACTCCTACTGTAGTGGTTAAAAAAGCTATATTACCTTATTTAAAGCGTTGTATTGGAGGTGAAAATAATCAGCCATGCGGTTCGCTCAATACGACGTATATTATAACTACCGACCCGGTAGCCGCGTCGTCCGGGTCCACAGTTAAATTTTCAGTGTAGCGCGTAGGACCAAAATTAAACGAGTCGCCTGTGGCTGCGCTGGCAGGGATTGTAAATTGATTACCCGTTGTGCCGTCTTTGATAGGACAGGCGTGGGCAGAAAGTGTGGTATTGATGTAAGCACCGGACACTAGACACGGTACCGCTTCTACTTCCGTAGAGTTGACCGATAAATCTACCGTTTTGTGCTTCCACTCAATAGCCATTTACACATAGCGCCTGTAGTAAATAAAAAAAGGGGCGTATAAACGCCCCCGATTCTATTAGTCCGCTATGTCGTCAGTATGCGGGTAGTTCAGCTCTAAGAGAGCAAGCCCCGTACTTGGCGTGTCGATAGCACTACCACCGATGCAGTTATGCACTCTGTCGCCTGCTACTACTGCGTCGTCTAGCGACCCGGCTGTAGAAGTTAAGTAACAGTTTGCGTCATCTGCAAAAGAAGCTTTTACTTTACCGACACCGACACCAAATATCTGGTACCAGCCGTACTCACCTGCGACAGTAGCCGCCATAGCGCAAGCTATTGGGCCTTTATCGTTGGCGACTGCTAGTTTGGTAATACCACTTACCGCAGAGTACCTAACTACAGAGCCTACAGCCGTAGCCGCTAGCCCGAGCAGGTAAATAAACTCACCTTCGCCATAATCAGTAGTAGCTCTATCTTGAGCCCGGACACAATGCAAAAGATCGTGCATTTGCGTAGCGCTATTATTATCAATAGCCTGCTGACCGATCATGCCGTTAATCACTTGAAAGTCACTCATAACAATTTTTCCTCTTGAACCTTAAAAAGCTAGCGGCGTTTAAACACCGCTAGATTAAGTTCTGTTAATCACTGTCGATTAATCGACCTTGAAATTGAGCGCCACAAGACGTCAGATTACCCGCCCAAGCCAGAATTTGTACTTCTGCGTCTTGGTTGGTTGCGTACCGGCGATTTGGGCTCAATGGCACCATATTGCGTGACGCATGGGGGCGATATTTCAGATACTTCGTATTAAGGAAGTAAGCAGTCTTAGTAGTAGCACCGCCACCGATACCGCCGTCAAGTACAACGTCTGTACCCATGAATTTAAGCGTTGGGAAACCTAGATCGCCCACTTCCGCTTGGTGAAAACGCTGCTGCGCCTGCAAAGACGCCATATACAGTTCCCACATATTGTTATCCATAAGGATAAGGTCGGGCATATCTTTACCGCGTACCAGATCAGCCCAAATACTGTTCATATCGGCTTGAATGGTAGCCGAGGTAGACGCGTTACTAGCGACTTTAGAACGCCAGAATGTGTAGTTAGCCCGGTTAATACCGCCATACGTGCCGGTAGTTGGGTCAACTGGTACCGCTAAGTCCAAACCTGTAATTTCCTTACCGCCTGAACCCGTACCGTCAGAGTACAGTGCAGTAGCGATAGTGTTAGACAGAGTTGCTTCAGCGACGCCCATACGTGCCTCAAGCAAATCAATCATTTGCTCTTTGCCCGCATTTTGCAGCAGCTCTAAACCTGATATAACAACCGGCACCGCCGCTTGCTTAATATCAAACTCAGCCGCGCTTAATACGTCGGATGCGCCTACAGGTAACAGATCGTAACCAGAATACCAGCCCGCGTTGCTGTTTTCAGCAAAGGACAATTCCTCGTAAATCTGATTTCCGCCAGAGATCGTTTTTACGCGACCTGACATACTCAGCTTCTTGAGGATGGCATTATTGTTAGTTACGTTGTCTGCGATTTTCTTAGTACGACTTTGAATAGTAGTCGCAATGATGTCAGAAACGTTAGGGAAAGCCATTTGGCAAACCTCCAATAATTAGAATTAAAGTAATGTTATTACCTTAGATCGTTTAAACCTCGCCGTAGCGTGGGGCTTATCCTTTCTAACTACTCTAGGTTCGCCTCGTGTAACACCGTGGGCTTGCGCTCGGTGTAGCCGTGGGGCTACTTGTTTTGTAATTTGGTACTAACGCGATATTAACCGTTATCCCACGCCTGTTCAAGCGCTCCGCGTAAATTATTTGGCTCGACAGGTGCGCCACCGCCTTCACTAGCGATAGGGACTACTACCCCTGCTCTGCGTGACTGCTGTACGTGCTGTCCTGAATCTGCCACTTTCTTACGGTTCGCCAGTATGGTTTGAATATCCGGGCGGGTCGCTATAGCGCGGTCGTAGGATTCTTGTAGCGTTAATTTCTGGTTGTTCCGCGAGGCTTGTTCCATAAAGTCAGCCATTACGCTCCGCACGTCATTGGCGAAAGGTGTCTCGTTGACAAATTTAGCCGTTTCGGTATTTACGTCGTGCTGCGCTGCGGTGTCCTGAACCTGTAGCCTGCCTTCCATGTTATTAAACTTGGTTAATAGCTCTTCATAGCGGGGGTCCGAGGGTTGCGCGTTAGCTGTGTTACCTACTAGCGCGTCGTCCAAGTCTTTTATGCCAACACCAAACTGCTTTACCAGATCGGCGGCAGCTTGCGCTTTACTTTGCGGCGTACCGCTCTGTAGCTGCGCTGTGGTCTGCAATATGTTGTAAACACCCTGCATAGGGTTCTGTATGCCCTGAGAGGCGAACATACCTTGAAACGGGCGTACCATGTCACCAAACGATTGCATTTGCTGGCGAGCCTGTGCCGACTCGTGCATGACGTCTGAAATCTCTTTTTCGCGCTTGCCGATGGTTTCTTGCAGCGTTTTAGGTACCTTGTCCCAATCTTCGCGTGCCGCTGGGGACCAAGACGCCGGAGCGTTTAAACTCTCTCCCTCGGCTGGTGCTGCCGCTGCTAGCTCGCCTTCGACGGGCGCTGGGGTTAGGGGTTCTACGGGTTCTACGGGTTCTACGGGTTCTACGGGTTCTACGGGTTCTACGGGTTCGTTATCGTCCGAGGCGTCGTCAAACGCTGCGCTCAAACTGTCCCGTATGGATTCGTCTTCTTCGACTTCGTTACCTTCTTCTATTTCTACTTCTGCCATGTTTACTACTCCTACTGTAGTTGTGAGTCTTCGTGGTATTGTACGTTCCTGCCAAAACCTGCTGTGCTGGCTCTGTCATACGCCTCTACTAGCGCGTTTATACGCTCTTTCTTGGATGTTTCACCTTTGCCGTGCCCTTGCTGGCTATTCAAGTGAATCCGCGTTTTTTCTTTCAGCGAGTCCAGATCGTTCGTAACGCCGTGGCGCTGGTTGTGCGCCAAGAGTTGTGCCCGGGTATTTACGATAGTGCCGTCGATAGGGGACTTAAAAGGCTCTATGTCCATGCGGATATTTGCAGACTTGCTACTGCTAGGGGTGCCCCGAGTTACTTCTACCAAGCCTTCTTTTGTCTGGACCCATGTACGTTTACCCACTATGCTTTCCCCATTCTCTTTGCCAGCCGCTCGCACCGCTCGGGCGTTTGATGAAACCACTTGCTGTCGCGCATTTCTGCTGCTGCTAGTTTGAAGTCTTTTTTCTTTAGCGCTACAAACATTTTCTTAAACTTGTTCGTGGCTGTGGTACCTAGCTGGAAATTCATTTCTACGATAATTTCGCGTACTTCTACTGGGTACTTGGCAATCCACGGCTTTTTATCTTTTAAATTTTTAGCGTAGCACTTCAATCGGGCGTCAACTATCGCTTTCGATTCTTCTCGGGTTATGTGGGTTAGCCCATGCCCTATAGTCCACACGCCAAGCGAATCTAAGTATGACTTGGGTTTAAATCCTTCGTTTTTTAGCACTCTGTCTAATAGCATCATGTAACTGGCCTATATGGATTATAGTTATACCGCACTTCTAGCACGCCCTTGCTAGTGGTGCGCTGCTTTAACACGCTTTGCAGGTAGCTAGATGTATGGCATTACTTCTCTCTACTGACGCCTTTTGTCTTCTCAAAGGTACGCATAGCGCCAAGGCCCAGCATCCCCATCAGTACAGTAGTCAAAAGCGATGTGTCTACCTCTGGGACTTCTAACCAGATTCCTAGAATGGGAGATACTATAG